TTCATTCGAATTCCTCCTACGCGCTAAGCGCTTCATTAATTTTTTTGATCATCTGTTTTCTTGCTAAAACATTTTGTTTCATTTCCTGTTTGCTTCGAGCAAGTGTTGCTTCTGTATCCTGATAAGCAGGTAAAGAAACAATTGACACTTCGAACAATTCCACCTCATTGACCGTACGAAGCACTGGGTCAGTGTTGTAATCCCATGTTTCCTCCGTTGGGATAAAACTGAAACTACATTGGTTGATATCTCCTCGATTCATTGACTCGATCAAGTCGTTCGCAATTGTTGTATTTGGCAATTCGACTTCGAATTTTAAACCACGATCATCTTCTTCTAATCGAAGAGTGCCGCTTTTTGTACGCCCCAAAACTTTGGACCAGTCATGATCGAAAAGACATCGAATATCTGCTCCTGATGATAAAGCTCGTGAAAAAGCACCTGGAGCAATCATTTCTTCCAACCCTTCCCATAAAAGTGTGCGGCTATTAAATACAGCTGCATAACCCGTAACGATTCGACTATTGTTTTCCATATCATCTCTTGTGCTCAAATTGGTGATATCAAATGTCCGAATTTCCTTCTTTTTCATTTCCATCACCCCCCTTCAAATCATCACTAGTCGGCAAAGAATTATCTGTCGCCTTCTTTTGTCCGATCTTAGACAGGTCATTAGAAATATAGATTGCTTGTGTTTCTGGTGTATTCTGTTTAGGGAAACCAAGCATTTCTGCAACGTTATCCGGACTTGTAATTCCAGTGCGCACAATGTTGTATCCAATATTGGTTTTAGTTGAATAAGGGACGAAGTCCAAAATATTGATTTTCCATTCCACTCGATAGCCAGAATGAGGCATAAAAAAAAGAGCGGTATAATGATCGCTCTTGTTCTTCAATATTGGTTTGATTGCTTTGTTATGCAGATACATCATTGCTTTTTCGATATCAGATTTCATCAATGCTTGATAGGTATCTACATTGATTCCAAGAAATTTCCCTAAATCTTTTTTATATACACCTAAATAATTTAAGATTGCAGCATCATTCACTGGGCTTGTTAATGTTTCAATCGAATAACCTTTCCCTAAAGGAATCATCTTAACTGCATGATTATTCTCATTTTGCGTAGTCTCTAGTTGATCCAGAATTGCCTTTACTATCTTTGTTTGTGCGCTGTTATTCGGATTAATATGCGTATCCAGTTTGAGCATAAACGCAAGTAATCCACCTTTAGAGTATTTATCCGTCAACACTTTTTCAGCGCTTAGAACGCCTTCTAGAGTATTTCTAGCTAGGTCAATAATTCCAGCTCCTTTTATCGAATCAGTACCAATATTTTTTATATGCCGAATCATCTGACTAGGAATACCTTTGCCGTTCATACTAAACTCTTCTTGCAACTTTTCATTAATTTTAGTAGATACCCCAAAAGCTAAATGTAAACAGTCCTGATCTGTTAGAGGGAATACTTCTCCGTTTATAAGCAAAGTATTTGTTTCTAATTTTGAAAATTCAAAACCTGTTAAATAATCGTTTGGTTTGTTAAGAATCTTCAATAAAAAATGATCTTCTACTTCTTCTCCATCCGGTCCAATCACCACTGGTGTAGCCAAAGCCACTTGATTCGAAATATCTTGAACCAATTCGTATACATCCGACGATTCCATAATCGAATTGTCAGTAACATATCTTTGGCCATACCGTGTTGTTTTTCCAAAAATATCTTCTAGATATCCTCGCTTTTCCATAAACGTATATACTGCGTTAGAAAACCTGTCTCTTAATCTCAATAAGTCTCACCGCCTTTCAATTATCATCTATAAATACTTCCCAAATATTCTTCCATTTGACCATCATCAAAATCAGTCATTTGTTCCATTGTTTCTTTGTGCGCACATAAAAATGCTACAAACCCATCAATCTTTTTCTTTGACTGCTTCTTGCTAGGTATTTTTAATCCTTGAGTGTTGGTAAAAGCTACCACATTCAAAGTACAATATAGAAACAAAGGATTATCGAATAATATTCTTTGTTCATGAAATAACCTTTCTGAATCATCAAAAGCAGAGTTAAGATATTTTCCATACTGAGGAACTTCGACACATTCAAGTCCTAGATTTTCAAGCCTCTCAACAATTTTGTCACTCATTGCTGGGTCATAATTAACTTGCTGGATATCGTACAAATCCATACAGTCGTGTAGAAACTGAATAATTTGTTCTTGATCTATAAATTTGCCATCACAAAATTCTACAAACCCTTGCTCTTCCAATTCTCGATAAGGAACATTGTCTTCCTTTTCCCTAAAATCGAGATTTTCACTTGGGATAAAATACAATTGTTTAACTTTTAGAATGGACTTTCCATTTTCATCCCACGTAGGAAAATTTAAAGACACGCACGTTAAATCTCGTGTTCGCGATAAATCAAGTCCGATATAACAAGGCTCGTTTTGCAGATTACCCAATTCTTTTGTTGAAACTAAGCACGGTTCAACTTGATCTTGCTCAAAAAAGTTGTCCGCACTATTTACAAATACGTTTAGGTGTTTCGTTAGAAACTCAGCTTTAGAATGAGCGGAACGTTGAGCAGTCTTAAAAGCTGATTCCAAAGCAGACAAGTCGACAGATATTCCCCAGTTAGGATTGCACATTTCCCAAACTTTACGATCAGTCCAATCATAATTTTTGTTTGGTTCGTAAATCAAAACGAAATTCGAATCATTATCATCTTTCTTCAACACTTCTTTTGCTTCACGGTAAACACGCATTCCAACTGAGGACGATCCTTTACCAGCGGTGGAAATGTTAAACATCAAAGGCTGTGGCAAAGAAATTTGAGCAGATTTGAAATTATCGTACTGTTCCATTTTTTCTTGTTTATGCAATTCATCGTTCAAAATAAAGTAAGGATTTGATCCTTCAATATTATCTATATTCTTCGTTTGGACAATAAACTTATTTGTATAAGCCATCTCTTCGTGAATATAACTATAGGTAACACTTGAAACCGTACCTTTTGGCCCCTTAAATATTTTTGATCCTTCAAGTAAAACTTCATTATTTAATATTGTGTCAGCAAATGGTTGAGCAGCATATTGCGCCTGAGCAAAATCAGACGCACAAGCATAACAATTGACCGATAAGGCCCCTTCACCATACATTGCATAACCTAATGAACCTACACCAATCAACGTTTTACCATTCTTTTTAGGAATTTGAACATAGGCTTCACGAGTAACGCGAACTGTCTGCTCTTTTTCATTTATCTTCACCCAACCATAAATCCATGAATAGATAAACTTTTCCCATGGTTCTAATAAAAATGGTTTTCCAACCAATTCGCCTTTTGTATGGACGATAAAAGATTCTACCCAATCCATCATCTCGTTTGCACGATCAACATCAAACCAAATATCTTTTCGTTTTTTCCATCGATACCAACGATCAATAGCCAATCTAACTGTTTTAGGATATTTTTGGGGATTCTTACGGACTTGTTTCGCAAATAAATCTGCATAATTCACGCCATACTCGATCATATCTTGCCACCAACTTTTTTACGCCACTTATTTCTATGTGCTGCAAGTTCATCGACTGGTTTTTCTTCTGGTCGTGTAATCTCTTCATCTTTTCTGGCAGTCGAACCTCCGGTAATTTGTCTACCTATTTTTGTCTTATTCGTTAATCCTAGCAAATCAAGAGCTTTCATTTTTTTGTCGGCCCATACTTCGACTTGTTGCGCCAGTGGATGTTTACTGTTATTTGTTGCCCCAGCTTTATTTGTTGTTTTCTGCGTTTCGGGGAATCCTTTTTCCTTCCACAACACGTATTTATATTGATAAATCTCAAAAATATCTAAATATGATTCAATCAGTGGATCTAAGGTGATAGTGTATAAATCAGACTTGCGCATTATTTCTAAAATACGAGTTTTTTCAGCATTTACTTTTTCATCGACAATCGATTTACGTTGCGCTTTAGTTGTCAATTTTTACACCCCCCTTTATTTTTTGAAATTTTTGAAAAAACGATACGCGTAACTCCCTCTGCCCTATCTCCCACGAAGAAGATTTTTTCGAAAAGGATAGGGGGGGTAATGAAAATAAGACGGGAAAACTTTTTTCTCGTCTGTCTCATTTTCTTCAATTACGTGACACTTTGGACATAATAATCGTATGTTGTTTGGATCAAGCTTAAGCAACTCGTTCTTCTTGATTGGCACTACATGATGTCGATGCGCTTGTCTTCCAAATACAAACCGACCGCATCTTTGACAGCAGCCACCTTCTCTTTCATAAACAAAAGCAGCAACATCTTCCCATGCTTGTGTTCGATAAAATGATTTGTTCTCATGATGATATACACTCTTCTTAGCTTTGTTCTTTCTCCTTGGTACATGTTCCTTACAGTACGTACCATGTTCTATTTTATTTTTACAGCCATCAAATCCACAGTACTTCATACAATCGATTCCTGAATAATTTGTAAGATATCACCTTTGGCACGAATAGCAGCTGGAATTCTAATATCGTTCTTTTTCGCATATGCACGTAATTCTTTAGCAGTCATGTTGTTTAAGTCTAATGATTGATCGTCTTCTGAATTAGTATTGACTTCATCAACAAGATCAGCTGCAGCATTACTATCCGAATCAAATGCTTCTAAATTGATTACTCTAGGTACAATTTGATTAGCATTACTAACTTCGACCTTGTCCCCTTCAGGTGTGATCATCGACTTAGGATTTTCAGTCACTTCAAAATCTGGTTCACTTCCTTTTGGTATAAACAACGATTGTTTCTTTTCTGTATCCCAATACTCAGTCCCAGCAATTGTTTTTCTGATAGGTACTATCATTTGTAAAACCTCCCTGTCTTAACCAAAATAAAAAGACCACTCAGCGAGTGATCCTAATTGATTTTCTATTTTCACATGCTATAATAGACATAGAAAAAGGACGTGCTGCGAACACGCCCCATGTAGAACCGTTAAAAAGACGGTGACGAAACTTTAATGTTTATTAAAATAAACCATCTCAGCTCGCCAAAGTGAGAGATGGTTTATTTTTTGTTATTGTCATCTTTGATAGTCAAGACCAACATTGCAAAAGCAATCATTAGGCTTAACACTTCAAAAGTTGACAACTTAGGCTCTCCTTTCTCTAGATTTGATACTTACACACATAAGCACCACCTCCTAGAACTGGATTGCCACCATCTTTTCACTTTTCTACAATGGATATTATATCTAACTTTTCTTTCTTAGACTAGAAAAAATATGCCAAACTGCCTAGCCAATCTGG